CGGTGCTTTGCGGACCACGCCACGTCGAGCGTGCCACCCTCTGCAGGGGCCGCCGTGGCAACTGCCTTGATGCGGGCGAATGCCCACGCTCCGGAGACTCGGACATAGGTAGTCGCACCGGCAGCGAGCGTCGCGGACGCCGCAGCCGGGGTCACGAACCCGGTGACAGAGATCCCGCCGACGTCAGCTGCACCTACGGATCCATCTCCGGACTCGTTGGGTTTGGCGAATGTCGGATCATCACCGAGGGCGGTCTGTACCGTGACGACGAGGGCTTGGTCGGTACTGTTCGTGACCCGGCAGATCCCCTCGCCCATCGTGCGGAGGTCGGCGATCGACGAGTAGACGGGGTCAGTGCCCGGGACGGCGACGCTCTCCGGAGTCGGGAGTACGCCTCTTGTCATCCGCATCACCGTCCTTTCTTAGGCTTTCCGTCGGTCTTCCGTTCACCATCTGCATCCGGTGCGCCAACTCTCTCCACCTCCGCTGCGGGCGGTGCCGGGGCGTCCTCAATCGGGGTGTGCCCCGCCTTTTTCAGCCGCTCGGTAAGAGCCGGGTCGTCCGGGGCCTCAAAGACCCCGTTGACGATCTCCGCGCTCTGCCGCAGGCCAAACGAGATCCTCCCGTTGGGGAGGCCGTTGTGCCGCCACTTCATGGTCTCCCTCACGCCTGCGGCCCGGCGATGTACGCGCACATCGTGACGGTGTTGTCCTTGCCGGTGCCGGCGGCCGTGTCGATCTCGACGGTCACGACGATCTGTGATTTGGTCTGCGTCTTGATGTACCAGGCGACGATCTTGTTGGTCGAGGACCCCGCCCCCTTCGTCAGGAGCGGCGTGCCCGCGATTGCCGGGATCTGGTCGTACCCGTTGACCAGGTCGAACGTCAGGTCGACGGTGGTCGCGGTGGCTCCGGTTGTGTTGGAGACCTGCCAGTATTCTGCTGCCAGTGCGGCCCCGGGCACGAGATTGCCGGGGAAAACGGAGAGTTTTTTGGTAGTAGTCTGAGCCATGTGTGATCACCTCAGATGTTGTATGCTTTCAGGTACTTCCCCCACTTGCCGCCGGAGCGGTCGGCGCAGCAGTAGTAGTCGCCCATGACCCACTCATCGGAGAGTCCGCGGCGGCCGAGCGGGAGGAGGAATGGCGGCGCGAGCGACGGGATGATGTGCGCCCGCTTGTTGAGGATGTGGACGTCCCCCTCGTCCCCCGGGGTGAACGAGCCGCCCCAGTCTGCCTGGGTCTTGACGTTGTGGCTCGGGATGACCGGGACGCCCCAGATTGTGAGCCGCTCGGCACCGTAATTGACCTCTGACTGTCCGACCTCGGTCCGACCGTGGACGTTGATCTCGTTGTCGAGCTCATCATGGATGTCGTAGGACGTGCCGATGATCAGATCCTTCGGGTTGACGTTGTACCTCTTGCAGAGGTCTTTTATCTCGGCCTTGATATCCTTCAGGAGCGCGTCGGTGCCGGAGAGCGAGACGCTGGACTTGTCGACCGCCATGCTGCCTGCGGTCAGGGCTGTCGCGAATCCCTTGGGGGCCTGAGCGTCGCCGAGACCGAAGTCCGTCTTTGCCTGCGAGGGGTCACCGTAGAGCATCGCCTGCTCCTTGAGCTGCATGTTCTCGGCGAACCGGATGCCGAGCGCGGTGTCCCGGAGGCTGAACTGGTGTTCGGCGGCACGCTGCCCAAAGTCCGTGACGGACACAACATCTGCCTGGATCGTCATCGCCTCCGATACCTCGCCGGCGGTGAACCCGGAGGGAGTCTTGGTGGTGACGTTCGCACTCTCAGTTTCACTCAGGAATCCGATCGGGTGGGCACGGTTGGCAATGTTCATCCCCTTGAAGTAGGGCCCCTGCCACCCGACGATTGCGATCTCGTAGAGGAGCGGGGTGTCGGTGCGGAGGATGTCGAGGATCTCGGGGTCGTAGACGAGCGGGATGCCGGCCGCGACTGTGGACGACGCGACTGCCCCCTTGCTCCGCTCCGGGGTCTCGCTCTTCTCAAAGGCTTCTGTGATCCGCTTTACGACGAATCCCTTTGCCGCCTCGCGGTTTTCTTTGCGGGCGAACTTGCTCTGCACGCTCTCGGTGACTCCGCCCTCGCCAGAGGGGGAGAAACCGTGGTTCTTCCAGAAATGCCGGTATACTTCTCCCGGGTCAGTGAACCCGAGGGTCTCTGCGATTGTTGCCATTGCTGTATCTCATGGTATGATAAAGTCGGCCCTTGCGGTCGACTCGGCGTTCTTCTGCGGTTCCTTGATCTCACGGGCGACGACGATCCCCCGCGGCCCCTTGCTCCGGGTCGCGGCAGCCTTCGTCACGAGGGTCTTGATCTCGTTGAGGGACTTGAGCGCCTCGGTGATCGGGGCGAGCGCCTTGCCGATCTCGTCGGCGACGATCTGCCGGATCTGCGCCTCGTCGAGGACTTCATAGGACTTCTCTTCCTCTTCATCCTCTTCAGTCGGCTCCTCTTCCTGCGCTTTCTCCTCATCCTCGCAGGCTTCGGATTGCTTCTCCTCTTCCTGATCCTCTTCCTCTTCCCGCTCCTCTTCCTTCGGCTCTTCGCCTTCCTCTTTGGTTTTCCGCTTCATTTCATCGGTTTCCAGCCCCGCCTTGACGCGGAGCGACTTGACGACCGCCTGCACGGCAGCCGAGTTCACAGCGTCGGGGTTGCTCGGTATCCCTACGGCGGAGACTTCCCAGAGGCTTACCTCGTCGAAGATGAGCCCCCCGTTGTCCTTGTTCCGGGACTTGGTGATCCCGAACCCGACGCTGAACCCCACCGGGAGCCCCGCCTCGATCTTGCGGGCGAGCTCCATCGCGAGCCAGTTGTCCGGATCCAGGAACGCGGTGCCGTAGAGGGTGCTCCCCTCGATCTCCCCGTCGATCCATGCGCCGAGCATATCGAGCGCCCCGTACAGGCGAGCGCCGGACTCCCGGAATCCGTGGTCGAGGTAGAGCGGGACCTTGCCGCTCTTGAGCCCCGCGAGCATCGATTCCAACCCCGCGAGGGAGAACTCGTCGCCGTCCCGGTCCTCGGTGGTGGAGGAGATCGGGACGCGGATGAGCGTCACCTCCGGGCCGCTCTCGACGAGGCGCGCCTTCCAGACCTTCACCTGTCCGGGGGCCGCGTCGAGGGATTTTGTTTTGATATCAGGCATCTTTGATCACCTATTCGTCGTCTGAGGAGATGGGTTCAGTCCGGTTCAGTGGTTGCGGGAGCGACCCGGACCGGCCCATACTCTCTCAGCTGCGGCTGTAGATCGTCTCGATGCCCCCCGCCTCCTCTCCGGTCTCGGGGTCGGTCTCCGATACGATGTCGGCGATCGGCACCCGCCGGACCTCCTCCTCCCCCTGGAAGAGGACGTACTCATCTCCCTCTACAATCAGCCGGTCCGCGTCGATCTCCTCGACGCCGTTGGCCGTGTGGATTCGCATAATCTGTTTTCCTGTCATTCTGTCACCTCAATCGGGTCAAACGCGACCCGGAGGAACGGATGCCTTGCGGCAATCTGACAATTCAGGCCGTGGCAGTCCGCGTGTTTCGTGTAGCCGACCCAGGACGCAATCGAGGACCTTGCGTCGCCCTGGAACCTTCCAGCCTCCATCTGTTTTAGGCGCTTGTAGGCTCTCCGGACGTTCCGCGACAGTACCTTGACGTGGTCCCTGTAGACTCTATATCCGAGATACTTGACCCCGCAATCGATCGGAGTCAGCGTCTGCTTGATCGGGTGGAGTTGTAGGTTCAGGCGATCCGCTAGATATGTCTCGATCTCGTCTCTCCAGTCCCAGAGTTGGGCTTTGTCCGCGTGCACGAGTGTGATGTCGTCCATGTAGCGGAGGTATTCCTTTACCCAGAGATCGTGTTTCGCGAACATATCCAACTCGTGGAGGTAGATGTTCGCGAAGGCCTGCGACGTCAGATTCCCGAGCGGGATACCGGTGCCGGGCGAATCCTCGTAACTCTCGACGATCAGGCGGATCAGGTGCATCATCTGCGGGTCCCGGATCCGCTTCGCGATCAGGGATAGCAGGATCTCGTGATCGATGCTCGCGAAGTATGACTTGACATCAAGCTGGAGCACGTAGCCGCTTCCTTCGGGGTGGCGACGCATGAACCGCTGGAGCCGCCGGACGGCAACGTGCGTCCCCTTGCCCTTGATGCAGGCGAACGAATCATAGGGGAACGTAGGCCTCCAAATCGGGGTAAGGACCACATCGGTGATGACACGGTGGACAACCCGGTTCGGGAACGGCGGCGCGTTGATGAGCCGGCGTTTCGGGTCCTCGACGAAGAACTGAGAGTATGCGTCCGGATGCCACCGTTCATCCACCAACTCATCGCGGAGCCCGAGCAGATTCTCTTCCAGGTCTTGCTCGAACTCTATCGCGTACTCGCGCTCGTGTTTTCCTTTGCGGCAGAGCTGATAGGCTCGGTAGAGCGCAGGGAACGTGCAGATCTGTTGGTAGAGGTTCGTGTAGGTTTTCATTTCCGGATGTGGGCGGAGAGGGGTCGGGACTTGCCTACTACCTCTCCGGAGCCTGTTTTGTATTCCGCTGCGTTGAGCGACGGGTGTTCCGGGCGATGTACTGTTGATCTGATGTTTTCCCGCAACCGTAGTCACGCATACCATCCACAAACGGTATTCCGCGGAAGCCGATGTTGTTGTTCACGTTGGACGGGGCGTTGTTCACGTTCAGACAGAACAACCCCGCATTCGCGGCGTTGTTCCAATTCCCGCCCCGTTTCGCGGCACGTTTTTAATACGGCTTCTTCTCACCCGGCCCGTAGTGT